GTCATCAGGACCATGTTCCCCAACGGTGCACAACTGTGCACGACACATGAACACATCACACCACACAACCTAACCCGACAGTGTTTCACGTGAAAAAATGACCCACCAGGCTACGTTGTGAATTATGTGAAATTATAAAAACACTTGTATTCTAGAATACATGTGTTATAATGTAAGTACAAAGAAGGAGGACATGAAAACATGACAAAGGAAAAATATAAAGAGCATATTCAAAAACAATATGATTATGTTTTAGAACAAGTTAGCGGATGGCATGAGTTATCCAACGTATTAAAATCTTTATGTGATTATATTAGTGAATGTATTAATATGATTGAGGATATATATAACGATAAAGATATAGATTATCTATCTTATCTTGAATTGAATGAAATGATTGGTTACAAGCTTAATGAAGTTTGTCGTATTATTAAAATAGTTAGGAGATATTAACTATGAGTCGAATTTATAAACACGGTCATAGACCTAGCGGTGTGACAATGGATGAGGTTAATTCTATTGTTGATGTTATTGAAACTTATTTGTGCGATTATAAACTTGCAGTGTGCATGATTTATCAAAAAACGCATCTTATTCGATTAGATGTATACAAGCTAGGTAGCAAAAGTTTGATCGCATCATATTCGATGAAATTTAAAACCTTGAGTTTATTTCATAGAAAAAAATTCTTAGGATCTGTATCATTTAATGATATGGTTAAAGAAAATACTAGTCGAGGGTATGTCTATGAATTTTAGTTATCTTGTAGTTGCTACTTTTATTATATGGGTGTTATTATCAATATATCAATTGATACAACATTGCAAGGGAAACTTTAAATATTATAAAGTATCAAATAGGTATATTAATTTCATTTTATTGTTATTAATAATGTTAGTGACATGGTTTATATTATCATGTTTAAATATAAATTCGTTATTGGAGGTGTGAAATGTAAAATTTATAGTGTTATGACTTCACTAAAAAGCGACGTAGGTTGTAGTGTTATGCTATATCATTATTAATCAACTTAAAATAAATAATTAGAAAAGCAATGTTAATTAAAATTAAAAGGAGAAAATTAAAATGGAACAAATTAAAAATGAAGTATTACAAATGGAAAATACAGGACTAGTTGTAAGTGAGGATATGACACATGAACAGCGTGTGAATTTATTCAATGCCGTAAATAATGCGGAAGGTTTAAGCGATCAAGTTGGTAAAGATATATGGTTAACTGGCTTTATTGTTCAAGACGTTGAAAAGGAGAACGAGCAAACAGGTGAAATTATTTGTTCAAAGTTAATCACTGTAATTGACAAGGATGGAAAAGCGTACGCAACAAACTCAAAACCTTTCTTACAAAGTTTGAAGCAATTAAAGCAAGTGTTTAACTATGACTGGGTGAAAGAACCGCTATGCGTCACAATCATTCAGAAAAAATCAAACTCAAGTTCAAATAAATATTTGTCTATGGCTGTAAAATAGCCTAATTAAATAAGGGTGTTTAGCCGACACCCTTTTATTTTATCTTTAAAAGGGGGTGTTTAAATTGGCTAAAATGCGAAAATCGACAAAAGACGTTAAGAGGCTACGAAATGCGATATCAAGTGCTAAACGAACTGCCACAAAAGCACAACATTTAGGTCAAGATGTTGTATTTACTGACATACGAACAATAAAAGATTTTAATGATCGTAAAGAATTTAATAAATATTTAAAATCAATTGAGCGATTCAATAAAGAAAATAGATTTGTTGAAAATCAATATGGAGTTGTATTTAATCGAAATAAAATTGAAAAAGCAAACAAATTAATTGATAAGCAAAATAAACAAAGAAGACAACTCTCAAAGTCTGTAGGACTGTCTAAACTAAATGAAACAAAAGGCGGTATTGTTACACCTATTAGTGTTAAAAATGCTAGAAGTACTTTACGTGATGACCGTGGTGGATTCTTTGAGCGTGTCCATCATGTGAATATTGAATCGTATCGTTACCCTAAACAGTTAGATAAGCGAATTGAAAGTTTAAAAAGGAACACAAAAAAGGAAAATCAGAAAATAAAAAACTTACGTAGTAATTACAAAACAGCGATTGAGGAACAAATAAGAGGTGGCAACATCACTAAAAAGGAAGGTAAACAGTTAATTAAAGATATAAAATCATTATCGGATAAACATTTATTACAATGGTTCTACCAAGAGCGTAAGGCGGTTTCAGTTTTTAACTATATAGATATGTCGCGTGAATATACTAAAAATCAAATGTTTGTAAATGAACAGTTAAGTAGAAATATTAGAACGGATATGTCAGATGTAAAAGACAGTTTGGCAGTGTTTACCGGACGTGCTTATGTTGATAATGGTACTGTTAAGTATAAATAATGCAAAGGGGGTTGTAGTATGTCAAAGAAAAAAGAGCCTAAAGAAATTTGGGCATGCGACTTTGAGACTACAACCGACCCTTTAGACTGTAGAGTTTGGGCATGGGGCGCAAGCTTTGTTAGTGATTCAAGTATAAAAGAATATGGGAATAATATTGACGGTTTCATTGAATGGTGTAAACAGAAAACACGTAAATTATATTTTCATAATTTGGCTTTTGATGGTGAATTTATTGTGAGCTGGTTATTAAGTAATGGGTATGAGTATTCGGACAAGCCTAAAACAGGATGTTTTAAAACAATAATATCTAATACTGGTTTGTGGTATTCCATTGAAATATGGTGGAAATATTCAATTTATCGCTCAACAAAAACAACAATATGGGATAGCTTTAAATTAATTCCGTTTAGTATTGAGAAGATCGCACATGATTTTAATTTACCAATACGAAAATTAAAGTTAGATTATAAGACTAAACGTGAGGTAGGGCACGAGCTAACACCACATGAAGTCGATTATTTATTTAACGACATTGATATTGAAGGTATGGCACTAAACGAATGTTTTAAATTAGGATTTAACAAAATGACCTCAACTAGTTGTAGTTTTGAGGCTTTCAAGAAAACGCTGCCTATGGCATTTGAGAAAATTTTTCCACCGTTAGAAATGAATGTCGATACAGATTTAAGGCCTGCTTATAGTGGTGGTTTTGTTTGGGCAAATCCCGAACTAAAAGAGAAAGAAATAGGACAAGGTATTGTATTTGACGTTAATTCACTTTTCCCGTCTCGAATGTATTATGAATTGTTGCCATATGAAACACCAGTGTATTTTGAAGGAGAATACCAGCATGATTATAATTATCCTTTGTGGGTAGGTGTTGTTAGTTTTGCTTTTGATATTAAAAAGGATCATATACCCTGTATTAGTTTAGATAAGTTTTCTCGATTTTTTGGAAGTAAAAAGTATGTGACTAGTTCAAATGGTGAGGTTGTGCGAATGACTTTAACAAGTGTTGATTGGGAGTTATTTAATGAACAATATGATATTTATGATATTGAGTTTATTAATGGGTACAAGTTTAAAGGTTGTGTTGGCATCGCAAGGCAATTTATTGATGAACAAATGGAAATTAAGAAAAATTCAAAAGGTGCACAAAGATTTATTGCTAAACGTCAATTAAATTCAGTTTATGGAAAATTTGCGACAAACCCAAATGTCACGCCTAAAATCCCTTTTATTGATAAGGATGATGGGGTATTAAGATTACACGATCCTATGTTTACTACATATGTTGACGGAGAGGTGAAAGAGGTTATTGATGAACAATTTCGCGATCCTATTTATCTTCCGTATGGCGAGTTCGTAACCGCATACGCACGTAAATATACAATTACTACAGCTCAAAAAGTAGGTATCCATAGAGTCGCTTATATTGATACGGATTCAATACACTTAGTAGGCACACAAGTTCCTGACGCAATTAAAGATATTATTGATGATAAAGAACTTGGTTATTGGGGCCTAGAATCTGTATTTAATCGTTCTTATTTCATTGGTGCTAAAAGTTATGTTGAAGAAATTGAAATCAGTTATAAGGACTATGTAGAACACCAGCAAGAATTTATTAGTGAAAATGATTGTAAGGATAAGTTGTATTATATTCGTGAGGGTGTTTGTTATTATTTAAACGTTAAATGTGCCGGTATGACGCAAAAGGCTAAACAAAATGTAACATATGATAACTTTAGAGTTGGAAATGTTATTAATGACTGTTTAAAGAAAACACATGTACCCGGTGGTATTGTATTAGTCGATAGGCAGTTTAGTATTAAAAGTAGGTGATGAGTATATGGAGATATTAAGAAATATAATTTATTATGTTTTTACAGTGTTATGCTGTATGAGCGTATCTTTTCTATTTGTATTGTATGGGATAGGAATGATTATATTATTTATAGAGATATTAAGGAGTAATAAAAATGATTAGTTTTGAATTTATAATTTTACTGTTTTTAATTATATTTATTGGTTTAGCTGTTGATTATGTGGTAAAGACATTAAAAAAAGAAAATAAAAATTTACGAAAAGATGTTGATAGACTAAAGTATCAAATGTTAACATATGAAAATGGTGGAATATTTAAAAAATGTGATGAGACATTGAAAGAATTTAATGAAATTATGTTTGGAAACCCTCCTCTTCAAAATAAAGTGATTATTGTTAGATCTATAAAAGAGTATGATTTTACCGCATATAAAAAAGATATTAATGCATTGAATGAATATTTAAATAACGGTTGGAGCGTTGTAAACCATGAAACAAATGAATTTGTTCATACTTATGTTATTGGAAAACCTTTAGTATGGATGAAAAGAGGTGATAATAATGGAGAGTGAAAAGACTAGAGAATATCGAAAAAAGTGGCATAAGGACCATATTAATAAATATTGTGTTTGTGTTAATAAAAGTGAGGTTGAAATTATTAAATACATCGAGAATTTATTAAAACATAAAAATTTTAGTTTCTATGTGAAAAATAAAATTAAAGAAGATTTGGAAAAAAGAAAATAATTTGTTATTATGTGTGTGTAAGAAATAAAGATAGGAAATCAGACATGTATATTAGGTTTACTTGCGGTAAAACGTACTAATAACATTTATAGGGATAGTGTCCTAGCTGGTAACACTTTAAATTTTACAAACTATTTTTATAAAACCCTCCTAAAAGAGGGTTTTATTTTATTGACTTTACTATATTAATGGAATATATTTATAATAGAAGGGATGTGTAAAATATGGAACGCGATGAATTTAGGAACAAGTTTACCGAGGTGTTAACCGTTGATGATCAAGCGCAAAGATCAACTATGCTAAATGATATGCGGTCTGAACTTGAAAAAACATTTACAGAGTTGGACAATTTGAAAGCATTAAATGAAAGTTTGGTTGATAAAAATAACACGTTAACGGAAGCTAACTCGAAGTTATTTATGCAAATTGGTGTTGAAAAAAACAAAGATGATGAACCAACGCATAAAGTGTTAGATTTACGCAGATTAGGCGTATAGAAAGAAGAGGTGATTATATATGTCAAGAACAACAGCAAAGGACGTTGCGAAAACGATTCAAAATGATTTAGGACTAGAAACAGAACCAACAGGTCAAGAAGTCGCTAGTGCGATGTACAATTTAAGTTCGGGAAATTTTAGAAGTACAATTGGAGATCCAAATGAAATAAGTTCATTGGAATTTATGAATGGATTATTAGAATATCCGGATACTCTAGGTGTCGAGTTTATGACTCTAGCAACTCGAATTGGTAGAGTTATCGCACACAGAAACATTCTAAGAAATAAGCTAGCTCCATTTAAAATGGAAAACATGAACTTAGGTTATACTATGGAAGAGTATTTTGTCGAGTGTGCAAAGGAGCATGAATATGATCAGGTGGACGCGGAAAACACTTTATTTAAACGAACTTTACCGGATATTAAAACAGCTTTTTACATTGTTAACCGTAAGTCATTCTATCCTGCTACCATTACAGATGATGATTTACGTAAGTATTTTGTGTCTTGGGATGGTGTTAATAGTTTGATCGCTAGAATCGTAGATTCTATGTATAATGGTGACAATAAAGACGATTATAACTATATGAAAAGCGCTTTAGTGTCACACTATGAAAATGGACACATGAAGATCGTTAATACAAGTGCGGTTACTGATACGAATACGGCTAAAGAATTAGCACGTAAAATTACAGAGTATGCATCGTATTTAACAGAGCCAACAAATGAATATAATGCTATGGCGGTAACGAAACAAAATGACTATGAAGATATTTATGTTATTTTGAACGGAAAGTCAAACAGCTACTTAAATATTGACTGGTTAGCCCAGACATTTCAATTAGAGTTTGCCGAATTTAAAGCGCATGTGTTAGTGTTACCAACTTTACCTAGCACAACGCATGGCACTATTGAAGCTTTAGTAGTTGACAGTGAAATTTATAGAGTATTTGATCAAAAATATAGTGTAGGTGTAGCTTATAACGCTAAAGGATTATACTGGAATTACTTTTTACATCACTGGGAAGGTATTGCAACGTCTAGATTTGCAAACGCAATTGCATTTGTATCCGGAAATGTAGTAGAAAAAGTTACAGCCATCTATACTAATCCACAGGTTGTTTTAGTTAAAAAAGGACAAAGTGTCACAGTTCCATTTACAGTGCAAACAAGTGGATTGAATGCACCTATTAATTTAACGGTTGCATCAGGCGAGCCTCAATCGGTTAGTATAACGTTAGCCGAAGACCAAAGACATGTTGTTATTACAGCGTTAGATAGTATCACCGGAGAGGGATTAATTACAGTGCATATTAAAGAAACAAATTCAGGTGTCACTTGTAATCTTAAGGTTGTGTTTAACGTATAATTATGATATTATATGTATGGACATTGAGTCCTCCTTTCATTTAAGCGTATAGTAAATACTAGGAAAAAGAGTTCATAAATGGACTCTTTTTTTTCTTTTACATGAAAAATAGTTGAACATTCAACTATTTATTAGTATGATAGGAAATGAAAGAGGTGATTAAAATGAAAATTATTCTAGTGGCTCTAGTATTTAATGGGTTGGATCTTATTACTGGCATCGTTGGAGCTTTAAGGGACGGCGAACAAATCAAATCTAGCAAACTAAGGGACGGACTTTTTAAAAAGGTTGGGTTTATTTTTTGTTATGCGTTAGGCATCGTTATTAATTACGCCGAGAATTATTTAACTTTACCTTTTGGGGTTGATCTAGTACCGGTGATTTGTGCATATGCGATTATCACAGAAGTTGTTAGTATTGTAGAAAACATTTCTAAAATTAATTCAGATATTTTACCCGAAAAACTAAAAACATTAATCGGATATAAAGAAGGAGGAAAATAAAATGGGTGTAATTGATGAAAGCAAATTAAATAGTATTTTACCAAAATATGACGAGTTAAAATTGAGTGGTAAAAATCTAGCTCAACAATATGTAAGTGCTTTTAATACCGGTATGAATATTTACCAATGTATTAATCAACTACAAGGTTATATTGAATGGACAATAAAATCAGTAAATGATGTCGTAGTCCAATGGAATGAAATCGTAGACACACAACTACAAGATTCTATAAACGCAACTAAACAGGCTACCACAGAGCAATTCAATGTTGAGTGGGTCAAAAACAAGGCTCAATTAGATGTCGAAATTGAAGGAATCATTCGAGAACAATTTAATATTGACTGGCAAGATCGCGAAAATGCAATTATTACAAAAATTAACACTGTTAGTAATGGTCTAGCAAATTTTAAAACGGAAACAGATACAAAATTTACAACAACAAAAGAAGAATTAACCGCGCTTATTAACACAACAATTAATAACACAATTAATTCAATTTATCCAGTAGGCTCAGTTTATACAAGTTTAACTAATACAAACCCAGGAACTTTTTTAAAAGGAACATGGGAGCAATTCGCACAAGGACGTACATTAATCGGTGAAGGTACTGGAAATGATGGAACAAATACCCAAACATTTGAAATCAATTCTAATGGCGGTGAATATAAACATAAGTTAACTGTGGATGAAATGCCGAGCCATGCACATAGATTACAATTTAGAGGTGGACAAGGTGCACAACCAAATGATCCTTATGCAGATGATAATCCAATGCTACAAGGTTCTAGCTACTATGGTATGAATGTAGATAATACCGGTGGTGATGTTTCGCATAATAACATTCAGCCTTATACCACTGTATATTTTTGGAAACGTGTAGAATAGCAAGTATTAAATACTTGCTATTATTTTTAAGGAGAAATAAAAATGAAAAGTAAAGAATGCGAACTATCAAGCATTTACAAAATGACTAAACCGGAAGATATTCCATACAACTTGCCGGAAGGTTTAAGCGTTTATTTTTATATTGAATTTTATATGCAAGCTATACACATCTTAAAAAACGTAGATTATGAACGCTATAATATATGTAAAAATAAACTAAAAGAATTAGTGAAAATAGAGGAGGAATTGAATTTATGAAGCCAGGTCAAAAACTAACATACCAAGGCAGTGAAGTTTGTCTTTTTCCTTTGGAAGTCATGAACATAACTCAATGGTCAAGTCCTACGGAGTTAAGTCACTGTTGTGGACATCCTTTTGATAATGCTATAAGTGGGCAAGTTAGTGTACCCGTATATGCTCCTTTTTCGTGTCACTTGTCATATAGTGATAGTGTAGGTAATACACGTGCTTATAGTTCAGATACTCCCGTATGGACTCCAAAAGGATTAAGTTATGTTACTGTAAGTTTTACACATGACCCGAACCCACCAACCGCAACACGTTATAATCAAGGTGAATTAATTTATCATACAGGCACGGCAGGTTATGCAACAGGTGACCACGTTCATATAGACCAAACATTTACACAAAATGCCGGCCTAGTTTATTATGGTGTTACATGTCGTTATGGTAATAAATGTTATGCTTTAAGTGGATCAACAATACCGACGGAAGTATTTTATTTAAACGATACAAATATCGTAAATGGTTACGGGCAATCTTGGAAAACATTTGAGGGTGGAGAACCACCAACACCACCATCACCTCAACCAAACTATAAATATATAAAACATTATTTCATGCTAGATGGCTTAGGTATTGATTTGGGTTATTATGAAACTAAAGAAGAAATTAAGCCGGAACCACCAAAACCAGAGCCAACAAGTGAATGGGTTATACCAGGTGATATTAATAATACTAGACCACTAACAGAAACAGAATCTAAAGAAAATTGGCTGGCTTTTTGGGCTTTCTTCAAGGCTAAAGGGTGGACCGCAAATGCCGTTGCCGGAATCTTAGGGAACGCATTCTATGAATCTACAGTAAACCCCAACCGTTGGCAAGGTGATGTACCATTTGCGCAACCTGTAGATTCTCAAGGTTATGGGCTTGTACAGTGGACACCGTGGACAAAAATTATAGACTGGCTAAAAGAAAAAGGGTATTATCCCGATGTTTCTAAGTTCGGTCAAGGTGAATGCGAGCGTATCCAATGGGAAATGGAAAATAATGTGCAATGGATCGCAACTAGCGCATACCCCGAATCTTTTGCAAGCTTTTCAAAATCAACCGCCGACCCTTATACACTAGCGATTGAATTTTTAGCAAATTACGAGAGACCTTTAGACCCTAACCAGCCACAACGTGGCACTAAGGCACGTGAGATATATGACTACATAAAAGACAAATAAAATAGTTGAACATTCAACTATTTTTTAATAAGATAAAATAAAAGGAGATGATTAAGATGAGTATAGGAGTTGTAAATAGTCAATTTACACCACAAAGTAAAATTTATTTATTGAAAGGATTAGAAATTGACGCAATGAATAACACTTTTTGGGGTGCATTCGATACACCCGAAAATCAATTTAATTTTTTCATTAATAACTATGATCATATTGAATTTGAGAATTACACATACCAGCGAAAAGACGGCACTGTAGTTGTACCGGGTATTTATGATGATCTACGTTTATATAATTATTTAATTTATCAAAATGGTGATACCGGAAACAAATCTAAATGGATTTATTGTTTTATTACAAGTTTAGGATATTTAAATGATAATGCTACTAGTATTTCATTTGAAACGGATGTTATACAAACATGGCGCTTTGAAATTGAAAACAACTTTATGGAGTCGTATATCGCATATGAACATAGGCCGCAATTCTATAAAGATAATGATAAGTTATACCCTTGCATTAATACACAACCCGAAAATTTGGAAATTGGTACGGATCTTATTGCTGAAAATGTAATGTATTTAAGTCCTTTAAATTATATAAGTTTCGTTATTATTGGAATGACTTGTAAGTTAGATGGTAGCGATACATATACCGATGGAATTTTAGGCGCGCCTAGTCAAATTGATTATTATGTTTTTCCATACTCAAGAAAAACAGGTATAGGAATTGCAGATTTATATGTGGATAACGGGCAACAAATACATATAAGTGATTTAAATAAAGTTTTAGATGCGATCCGCAAAAATGAAAAATTAGTGGGTAAATGTGTTTCTATTGTTATATCAAACTATATACCGGGTATTATTTTAAATGATAATAAACTAACGTTAGTTAAAGATAAATTCACGGTCCTTAGAGAAGGTGATTTTGTTGTTCTAAAGTATAAACTTTGGGTATTAAGTAGTATGAGTGATAACGACACAACACAATTCGTTAAAACGAATGTTATGAATGGACCGCTTCGTTTCTATCCTAGAGTTATTAAAAACACTAAAATATTATGGTATCCTTATTCCTATTTATTAATAAGTGATAATAATGGTACAAATAAGATTTTTAAAAATGAATTATGGGATAATTTTAGTGCAATTCAATTTGCATTCGTTGGAAGTCCTAACAGCTCAAAGATAAACGTTGTACCAATCAATTACAAATTAAAGAAAAATACCGACATAACAAACGATGTAATGATGAACATTGATAACTCTTTTGAGTCACAATATGAATGCAGCTTACCAATTATAAGCGATCAAACAGCCTTATTGATGCAATCATCTAGAAACTCAATGAATGTAGGTTTATCAAATATTCGTAGGACAAATGAAACGAATTCAGCTATCGCAAGTGCTACGGGTAATGCTTTAAGCGCTCAAACAAGCTTGCAAAATAATTTAAATTTAAGTGTTACCGCACGTAACACAAATTTAGCCAGTAATTTAAATCATTTACACAACGAATCGAATATGATAAACGCTAGTATAAGCGCTATAGGTGGGTTAAGTGGTGGAATTGCCAGTGCTTTAACTGGTAATATTAGCGGTGCGGTAGGTAGTTTAGTCGGTGCTGGTTTAGGCATTGGACAAACTGTCATGCAAAACCAAATTAACACAAAACAAACAAATTTACAGAACGCGAATGCACTTGCAAATGCAAATGCACAGGCTAGTGCGTCCACTCAATCAACCGCGATCAGTAACAAATTAAGAGAGTTAACAACCAAATACCAAAACCAAACAAACATTCAAAACGCAATGGATAGTTATAATGCTAGAATTCACGATGCGCAAGCTACCGCCGATAGTATTGCGACTGGTTCAAACGATGTGTTAAGACAAACCGCGTTAGATTTAAGTACACTAGTATTATACGCATATAAGCCGACACAAGAATATCAAGATAAACTTAATAAAATATGGGATATGCGAGGTTATGCCACAAATACGATTGACTACCCGAATTTACACACGCGCCAAAATTGGAACTATATACAGACAGTAAAATGCAACATAAAAGGTGAAAATATCGATCCTAGCGACTTGGAAAAAATCAAACGTGCATTTGATAACGGTATTACTTTATGGCATACTAAAGACGTTGGAAATTATGGATATCATAATGGTGAACGTTACACGGCGGATAAGGTCGATAAATATGGAAACTATAAAGAAAAGAAAGTACATTAATAAAAGATTGACTATTCAACCTTTTTATTCTAACATTTAGTTATAGGAGGCGAAAAAATGAATTTATTAAATGATACAAGTAGTTTCACAGATTATTGTAGAAATGCAGTAGATGTTGCGACGCTTAATAACAGTGAAGCGGACTTTATATACTACACATATTTACAAATGTTATCATTAAATATGTTTAAATATAAAGGTTTACCGGAATCAATTAACACTTTCTATTTAGAGTACATTCTACAAACGCGCGGTTATATTGGATTCTATGAAGATAAAAGTCTAGGTTTAATCTGTAGTGAAATCACTTTAGGCGGGCAATTAAATCACTATGGAATACCTACCGTATACCATACAATTTCACCGAGTCCACTTTTAAAAAAGACATTAAAAAATAGTGAATGTGTTGTGATGAAAAACAGCCCTCTTTATGTTGGTTTGTTTCCATATTTGAATTTCTACGCTAAAAAGCTAGCATTGACAAGTAGAACTATGGATCAAAACCTTTCAATGCAATGGACACCGTATATTATTACAGGTGATAAACGAATGTTAGGCCAGTTTATGAACTTTATGAAAAAAATCTTTCAAGGCGTACGAACTATATTTGTTAGTAAAGGTTTCAGATTAGAGGATGTAAACGTATTACAAACAAATGCGCCTTTTATTGCTGATGAATTACACAACATGAAACAGTCTATTTTACGTGAATGTATGACTTTTTTAGGTATTGAAAATGCGAACATGGACAAAAAAGAAAGATTAGTTACGAATGAAGTTAATGCGAACAATCAACAGGTTATTGCGTCTAGAAACATTTGGTTAAACGAACGTAAAAAAGCCATTGAGGAATTAAACAAAAAATTCGGGTTAAATGCAAGTGTTGAATTTGCGCCTTATGAAGATTATGAAGAAATCATGAAATTACTTGAATTAGATTCAAACACAAGTATTAAAGATTTTAATATTAATAAAAATTTGGATGTTAAAGAAGGTGATGACAATGATGAATAAATTAAAAGTTCCTAACTATTTATTGACATTGCAAAGTCCGGTGCTTGCTGAAAATACTGAAACAATATGTGGTGTATGTCACAATTTAGCATTAACAGAATTAATTGACGCTCAATATGAATTAAGCGATATGGAAGTGTTAGAGATCGCACGAAAAAAGATTTTCGATTTTAGCTATAAATTTTATGATGATGTTGAAAAACGTAAAGCTTTTGAAACCGGTATTTTAAAGCATTTTTGGTTTGACGAAATCGGACAGGAAACATATGCATACTGGAAGTTTGAGCTACAACACTGGTTTGAAATCAACATGGACCGGTATTATACGTTATTTAAAACTATTCCATTCCAAGACCAGGACGACCCAACCGCAAACACAAACTACACGGAAACATATACCCGTGATAGTCGAGGTAACACACAAGCGAGTGGAGAAGATACGAGTATCGCTTTACAATCTGTAACTCCGGAAGGACGTATTGACATTGAGACAAACGACTATGTTAATAACATAGCTAAGACAATAACCAAACCAAAAAGTGCGAATGATACAACAGGGCATGAAGAATACAGCTTTAAGCGACATGGTAATATTGGTATACAAACATTAGCGGAAGTTTTACAGGGCTCAAGACGTGCAATTATCACGATTGAAAACGAGCTTTACACAGAATTACAAGAATATGGATTATTCTACAATTTATTTTAGGGGGTAAAAGTTATGAATGTAGACACAAATAAATATTACAATTATAGAAAAAGTATGTTAGGAAAATATGTAGATCGCGATCATGCGTATAATTGTCAGTGTTGGGATTTATATGATGACTGGTGCGAAAAAAATGGATTTAAAGGTGCACATTGTACTACTAGCGGTTATGTAAAGGATATTTGGAATAACAGACACTCAAATGGAATGTTAGATCACTGTGTTGAAATTTCAACATTACAGCCAGGTGCTATCGTTGTGTTTAAAGAAGTACCAGGAGTTACACCTAATAGTCATGTTGCCATCTTTGATAGTGATGTAAATGGTGTATATGGTCGCTTTTTAGGGACTAACCAAGGCGCACCGAATGGAGTTTGTAACATTGTAAATTTGCCTTATTCAGCGACTTTTGCAACCTCTTTCATGCCTAAAGCTATGATTCTACCCGACACAAATGCATTAAATGGTATCCCATCTGATTTCATTCGTGAACAAGCAACTTTCTACCCAAATTGTACAATTAAAATTAGAAAATCACCAAGTGTAAACGGAGTTGACACAGGGTTAAGATATGTGAAAGGTGAACATGTTAATTATGACGGATATGTACGCCGTGAGGGTTATTGTTGGATTAGTTGGATTAGTGCAAGCACTGGAGAAAGACGATGGATGGCTTGCGGTGAGTTAAATTCTAGAGGAATTAACGTTAATCCTTATGGCACATTCAGATAAAGTTGTCGATTGGTACGATCCAACTAAAATAAAGTCATATAACAAATTTTTAAATTTCATCATCGGCGGTCGCGGAATTGGTAAAACATACGGTTTCAAAAAAGACTGTATTAGTCGTTATAAGAAAAAAGGAAAACAATTTCTTTATTTAAGACGTTATAAAACGGATCTTAAAAAAATAAAGACATTCCTAAATGACCAGTTCGAGAACTTTAAGGATGATGAATTTAAAATAACGGGTGGTAGCAACTTTACCACCTTTTATTTAAATGGGTGTGAAATGGGTTATGCTACATCATTAACATCATTTGCAAGTTTAAAATCAACTAGTTACGTAGATATTGATACAATTATTGTTGATGAATTTATACCCGAAAAGGCTGGATTCAATGCATACATCCCAAATGAAGTTGAGATCTTATTAAATATTATTGATTCTATTTTTAGACAACGTGAAGGACATGTTTATTTATTAGCCAATAACGCAAGTATTGTTAACCCTTATTTTAGTTATTTTGGCATCTCACCAAATCCCGAAAAAGAATTCAATACATTTAAAGGTAGTGAATCTGTAGAGCAAATTATCGTTCAAATATGCCATAGTGATTATAAAAAAGGAAATAAAGAAAAATCGAAATTCCATAAATTAATATCAGGAACAACGTATGGAGATTATAACGCTGGTCAATTTGCATATGATACAAATGATTTTATTAAAAAGAAAACGCATGAGTGCGATTATTTGTGCACTTTATATTATGAAGGTATTTATTATGGTGCATGGGTTGACATGAATACAGGATATATTTACATTAACCAACAAACAAATAAAGAATATGGATATTGTTATAACATAGGCACAACAAACCGCGAAAATATGATGATCGCTAAGTTATGGCGTAAAGACCAACGTTTAAACGTATTAATAAGATCATATCGTGAAGGCTGTGTATACTACAATAACCAGGAGACTAAAAGATTATTAAGCTATATTCTTAGTAAATACTAAAATAAAAGAGTGTCGTCAACACTCTTTTAATATTTCAAATCATATTTACATACTGTATACAAATAATATGCATGTTTATCACCATACTTTTCATAATACATGTTATATACATCTTGAACAATTTTATAGTCTGTATGATGCACCACAATTAAATTATCAAATGTGAAATAAAATTCAAAACTCATAGGATTATCTACCACTAACATTATTTATCACCTCGTAGTAAACTCTGATAAATTAATATGATCCTCATGTTCATGTAAAGAGATATACATAAACATATGTTGTAAACGTCCATAAGTTTGTTTCTTTGTTCCAGCACAAACAACAAAGTTATCCATGTTATGACACCAAAAATATACGGCCATGCCTCTTTCAATAATCTCAACTTCAGTGATACATTGAACTCGTCCATTAGATTTTGATTTAAAATTTGCATCATTAAATGTTTCTTTTACTAACTCAGCCTCATATAACAAATCTTCTTTTGTGATGTTTCTATTAGTTTCTAATAACATTTTCATGTCCTCCTTCTTTGTACTTACATTATAACACATGTATTCTAGAATACAAGTGTTTTTATAATTTCACATAATTCACAACGTAGCCTGGTGGGTCATTTTTTCACGTGAAACACTGTCGGGTTAGGTTGTGTGGTGTGATGTGTTCATGTGTCGTGCACAGTTGTGCACCGTTGGGGAACATGGTCCTGATGAC